GAGAACGACGAGGACCGCACGGAACACCTGCGCGGGCGGATCGCCGCCGCGCTCATGGGCGCCGCGGACACCATGCTCGCCTCGGCCCCCGACATCCGGCCGGTCGACCTGCTCGCGGTCAAGCTGAAACGCCGCCGCACGCTGGTCAAGTACTTGGACGCGGTGAACTTCTCCGCCGGCAACGCTACGGCCAATCCGGCCGAAGAATATCCGGTGGAAACCTGGATCATCACGCGCAAGGCCAACGAGACGCCTGCGGCGATCGAGTTCGAGCTGGGTTCACCGCTGGACCTGCAGGGCGTGAAGTTACCGCGGCGCCAAGTCGTGGCCGGCACTTGTCTCTGGGCTTACCGCTCTGGCGAGTGCGGCTACGGCGGCGGGCCAGTGGCCGACTATGCCAACAACCCAACCAGCGATCCCGCCAGGGACCAGTGCAGCCGCTCCATGAGGGGTTGCAAGTTGCGTTTCGGTGAGTTCGGTGAGCTGCCCTTTGGCGGCTTCCCGGGGATCGCTCGCGTTCCGAGGCTTTGACCATGAGTGAAGTATTCAAGAAATGTCGGGCGGATGCCGAGATGCACGCTCTGGCCGAGTATCCTCGAGAGTCGGTCGGGCTGGTCATCAATGCTCGTGGCAAACCTCGATACGTGCCGTGCCGCAATCAGTCTGAAGAGCCAGATCACTTCATTCTGCATCCAGAGGATTACGCAGCCGCCGAGGACATGGGCGACATCATCGCCGTCGTGCACTCACACCCTGACGCCGGTCCCGAGCCGAGCCTGCACGACATAGCCAGTCATGCGGTCAGCCGCATTGCGTGGTGGATCGTCGGGCTCAAGGATGGCGTGGCGACCTGGCGCGAGATGCCTGCCGCCGGTGAACTGCCGCTGGAAGGCCGAGTGTTCGTCCACGGCGTCATCGACTGTTACACCATGGTCCGCGACTATTATCGCCAGGTGCTGGGCATCACCTTGCCGGACTTTCACCGCAAGGATGACTGGTGGCACAACGGCGAGAACCTGTACGTCGACAACTTCGCCCGAACTGGCTTTGTCCCAGTCGATACGCCCGAGCAAGGCGACTTGATCGTCATGGCTATCGGCAGCCAAACCCCGTGCCATGGTGCGATTTGGCTGGAGGGCGACGTGCTACTGCATCACCTCTATGGTCGTCTGAGTTGCAAAGAGGTCTACGGCCGCGCCTACCGCGAATGCACTACGCATATCATGCGCTACACGCGATAGGCCCTGTATCCGTGCGCATTCCCCCTGCTACAGTCGCAAAAACTCAACGAGGGGATGCCATGAAACTGTTTGTAACTGCTTTGGCGCTATTTGCGCTGGCGGGGTGCGCTACATCGCCAGTACCAGAGGAAAAAGCAAAGCCAGTGCCGGTAGATCGTGCTCTTTTGCTCCAAAGCAAACCTACTGGGCCGTATGGAACAATACTCGTAACGCGCGATACTGGCTTCTTGGGTGGCGGATGCTTCCTGGCTGTTCATGTTGATGGTCAACTTGCAGCGAGGATCGATACCGGTGAAGTGGTACGTTTTTATGTTCCTGTTGGCGACCACCTTATTGGCATGGGTATCGACAAAAGTGGCGGCGGATTGTGTAGCTGGACAGACATGGTTAAAGAGCAATCAGTAAGTCTGACAAATAGCCAGACCAAGCGATTCCGTATCGGTGGCGACTCACAGGCAGGGCTAGATATCAGGCCCAGCTCTTTCTAACTCAGATAACTCACAAGCCGCCTTCGGGCGGTTTTTTATTGCCCGGAGAAAAGTATGAGCGCCGTTACCGACAAGGGCATGACCAGAATTCTGCTCTCCGGAAGCCTTGCCAAGGCATGCGGCCGTGAGCACTTCAAGCAGCTCGAAACAGGCACGACCCAAGAAGCTTTCGGTGCACTCAAGCATACCGTCCCCGGGTTCGAAGACTTCATCCTTGATTCAGCTCGGAAAGGCCAGCGATATGCCATTTTCCGCAACCGCGAGAATGTCGGCGAAGACAGATTCGCCCTGAGCGGGACAACCGAGATCCGCATCGTCCCGGTTGTATCTGGCAGCAAGAGCGGCGGCCTGTTTCAAACCGTGCTTGGTGTGGTGCTTATCGCTGTTGGTGCGGTGGCCTCAGCATTCGGCCAGGCCTGGATAGGCGTCCCATTGATGCAAATGGGGATCGCCTTGACCATCGGCGGCGTCATTCAGATGCTGTCGCCAACGCCGAAATCAGCCAGCCAGCAAGAGCAAGCATCCACCGAAAACAAGCCCAGCTACCTGTTCAACGGCGCGTTCAACTCGACGCAGCAAGGCCTTCCCGTGCCTGTTGTTTACGGCCAGATGCTGGTCGGTTCCAGCGTTGTTGCAGTCGGCACCTGGTCGGAGGCTCTTCCTGTATGAGTGAAGTAATTATTGGCAGGAAGGGCGGCGGGAAGGGCGGTGGCGGTGGCGGCTCGGTGCGTTCCGCAGTTGAGGCCCCAGACAGCCTGCGGTCCCGTCAGCATGTGCGAATCCTGCATGCAATCTGTGAGGGAGAGGCAGACGGGCTTGTTGGAGGATTGCAAGGGGTAACTTTCGACGATGTGCCGCTGCAGAACCCTGATGGCGTCATCAATTTTCCCAACGTCAGCATTGATGTTCGCAACGGTACTCAGTGGCAGAGCTATATGCCGATTACCGGGCTGGAGGCTGAGCAGTCGGTCGGCGTTGAGCTGAAATGGAGCGCGCCCATTGAGCGCGCCATTACGGATACCGACGTCGACGCGGTGCGTGTAACCGTCAGCGTTCCCCAGTTGTCCCAGCAGAACACGACAAATGGCGACACCAACGGTGCAGCTGCGCAATTCATCATCGAATGCCGTCTCGGTGCGGGCACATGGTTCTCGCTGAGCGGGGCTTTGACCGTCAGCGGCAAGACCATGAGTCGCACCCAGTTTTCCTACTACCTACGGCTTCCGCCGGCTGGCGGCCTGACGCGTTACATTCGCGCTTATCGGATGTCTCCAGATTCCACCAGCTCGGCGCTTCAAAATCGAACCTTCTTCGACAGCTACACGCTGCTATGGGACGAGAAGCTGCGTTACCCGAACACAATGATAGTCGGGCTCTCTATCGACGCCCAGCAGTTTGCCAGTATCCCTCGTATGGCTTTCATGGTTCGCGGCCTTAAGGTGCTGGTCCCGAGTAACTATAACCCGATCACACGCACCTACGCCGGCTCATGGAATGGCACCTTCACGAGAGCCTGGACCGATAATCCGGCATGGGTCTGGTACGACATGCTGACCAACACCCGTTACGGGCTCGGCGGTTTGCTTGATGCGTCGCTCATCGATAAGTACGCGCTGTACAGCATTGCCCAGTATTGCGATGCGTTAGTTCCAAGTGGCTTTGGCGGGTGGGAACCACGGTTTACCTGCAATCTGGCGCTGACCACTCAGCAGGACGCCTGGAAGCTGGTCAACGATATGGTGTCGGTGTTCAGGGCGATTTGCTTCTGGGCTGGCGGCACACTGACCGCGGTACAGGATGCGCCGCGCTCCAAACGCTACGGGTTCAACAACTCGAGCGTGGTTGGCGGTGAGTTCAACTACCAGTCGGTCGCATCCGATCAGCGCTACAACGTCGCCGCCGTCACCTGGAACGACCCTAGTCAGCAGTACAAGCAGTCGGTCGAGATTGTTGAGCGCCCGGACCTCATCGCAAAGTGGAATCGGATTCAGCAGAGCGACGTCGTTGCCATTGGCTGCACCTCGCGCGGGCAGGCTCGCCGCCTGGGGCGCTGGTTGTTGTACGCCGAAAGCGAAGCCGTGACGTTTGCCGTTGGCGCCGACGGTGCAATTCCGCTCCCGGGCGACATCATCGACATTGCTGATGCCAATCGGGCAGGCGCCCGCAATGGCGGCCGTCTTTTGGCGGGCAGCACCTCTTCCACTCTGCTGCTGGATGCGCCGATCGGCGTGGCTGGTGACGGGGTGGTCGGCGTGGTGATGCCTGACGGCACTTACGCCACTAAGGCCGTAACTGTTGGGGTTGGCGCGACATCAATCGCCGTTTCCCCTCCACTGCCTTTGACTCCATTGGCGTCGGCTCCCTGGTCGTTCTCTACCGCCGCTCTCGAAACGCAGATGTTCCGCGTCATCGGTATCAGCGAAGGCGACGATGGTACTTATGCGATCAGCGCCGTAGCGTTTGATCCTGACAAATTTGACCAAGTTGACTTCGGCACTCCAGACGTCGACAACCCGACCAGTATCGTCAATCTCGCCAAGCCTGATGCAGTAGGGCAGTTGACATTCTTGGAGTCGCTGTATGACACCGGCACCGGCCTGGCGGCTGCAAGGCTGACGGTGAGTTGGACTCAGCCCGCGCGTGCAATGCGTTATCAGGTCGAAGTGATGAAGCCCGGTGGTAACTGGGAATATGTCGCGGAAATATCGACGCCGAGCATTGACTTCGATTCAGCGTCCTCTGGTCTTTGGACTGTGCGCGTGACCCCTAAATCCGTGCTGGGTCTTGCTGGTGTGGCTGCCGTTCAGGAGTACTCGGCGCAGGCGCTTCTCGCTCCGCCATCGGCTTTGTCCGGGCTGCGGCTGGATGTAATCAGCAGCGTAGCGACATTGGCATGGGACCCCGCTCCAGAGTTGGACGTGAAACTTGGCGGCAGCATCAATATTCGCCATTCACGCAGCACTTCGGCCAACTGGGATTCGGCACTTCCGCTCTCCGAGGCTGCCGGACGTTCGACATCGGCCGTCGTGTCGTTGCTTCCAGGGAAATACCTGGTGCGTGCAGTCGACTCCTCTGGTGTTGGCGGTCCGATCACGGAAGTTTGGTCGGACGCTCAAGTGCCGCTGCCTGAAAACGTCGTTCTGACGGTAACGGAGTCTCCTGCATTCTCGGGGGCTGCGGTGAATGCGGCGGTTTCGGATGGCGTACTGAAGATGTCGGCGCTCGGCCTGTTCGATGATATCCCCGATCTGGATGCATGGCTCGGGGAGATCGACAAGTACGGCGGCTCGCACCTGACGATGACCTACAGCTTCGCCGCGCCTTCCGACCTCGGCTACGTCTACGACTGCCGCCTGACCGCGAATGTCGAGGCGGTGCTTTACGACGACGGTAGCTACATCGACACGATTGCTGACTTCGATTCGATGATCAGCATCGACGGTGATCCGCCAGTCGGCGCCTCGCTGTCGCTGTGGGTGCGCACGTCTGATGTGCTGCCGGCTGATTGGTCCGCCTGGAAGCCGTTTGTTGTCGGCGACTACCGCGCCCGCGTCTTCGACTTCCAGCTTCGCGGGGAGGTCCTGCTGGCAACGAACTGGATCGACGTCTCGACCCTGGAAGTCACGATCGATATGCCGGACAGGATCGAGAGCGGCAACGACATCCCGGTGCCTGAGCTGGGCTTGCCAGTAGCGTACTCGCCGCCGTTCAAAGCCAGCCCGGCCGTCAGCCTCACAGCACAAGGCTTGTCGCCCGGCGACTACCTCGATGTCTCCGCCAAGACCGCCACAGGTTTCACCGTCTTCATCCGCAACTCCAGTGGCGTCGCCCAGGCGGGCCGCTCGATTGACTACATCTCAAAGGGATACTGACCTATGTCGCAGCACGATATGACCGTGGATAACGGAGCGGGTGTTGCTGTCCGCGCCGATATCAATCTGGCGCTTAAAGCGCTGGCATCACAGAGCCTCGGAGCAGTAGCGCCGAGCACTACCTGCCCTGGGCAGGTTTGGGCCGATACAGGAACTAGCAGACTAAGGCGTCGGGACAGTACCAATACGTCATGGCTTGACCTTGGTCCGATCGACACAAGCCCGCTGGCCGGCTTCTCCACGCAGGTATTCTCTGTAGCTCCAGCTACTAGCCCCAACCATGCTGTTCCACTTGGTCAAATTCAATCAATGCCACCAGGCATACAGTCAGTAGGAGCAAGTGTCGCCAGCAATGCTCTGACGATGACTTGGGCTGCACAGACTTTGCTCTTTCGCAATACTTCGCTAACAAGTGGTACCCCGCTGAGCGTTACGCCGCCTGGAACTCTTAGCATTACTGTTCCTTCTGGCGCCACTCTCGGCACTGTTTCCGGCCAGCAAGCTCAGTTGGTACTGCTGGTCGCCTACAACGGCGGAGCGCCAGTGCTCTGCGTAGCCAACATCAGTGGGGGCGTTGATCTTAGCGAGACAGGGCTCATCAGTCCGACCACGATCAGCGCTGGCTCTACTTCGGCTAGCGTTATCTACTCGGCCTCTGCAGTCTCGGCCGGATCACCTTATCGAGTGGTCGGCTACATCAATATCACCGAAGCGACAGCAGGCACCTGGGCAACAGCCGCCACTCTCGTTCAGGGGGCTGGCGGACAGGCGCTAGCCGCCATGCAGTCAGTTGGTTATGGGCAAACGCTGCAGTCGTTCGCGATTGGCACTCAACGCGTCGCTGGAACAACCTATGTCAACACGACCAGCAAGCCCATACTCCTAAACGTTATTGGTTCTGTAACGAACGTGGGTTTCGGACTCACATGCTCAATAAATGGTGGCTCCTCTTTCTTTGGATCGCTGGTTAGCGTGGCCAACGCTTATTCATCTCTTATCTGTATTGTGCCGCCTGGAGCAACGTATCTAATTTTTGCGAACGGCAGCGCCGTTACTCTTACTGCATGGCTGGAGCTTCGCTAATGAACTATTTCAAAGATAAAGCCGGTGGTTGCTACGCCCTGAGCGACGAAGACATAACCAATGGGGGCATGAATTTACTCCCGCAGGATTGCGTGCCTATTACCGATGAGGAGGCCTACATCATTCAAAACCCACCGCCGACACCGCAGCAGGTCCTGGCCTCGCAAAGTGCCAAGCTGCGTGGGCTGGTGCAACTGTGCAGCGCGCAGAAGGCGGCGCTGGCCAATCGGATTGACGATATCGAGTTTTCTATTGAGGACGGCACATCTACCCCGCCTGATGAGGCAGAGTTGCCGATTCGTAAGGCGCAGTCGACGGCGTGGTATCGGTTCTCCTCCGCGCTGGGTCGGGTATCAGCCCAGGCTGGCTGGCCAGTAACGGTCATGTGGCCAGCCCAGCCAGCAGACGGTATGGACCTGAGCGTGTCGGCGACATCGACCGACACTTTTTGATTAAGTTAAATCTTATCTTTCAGTGATAGTAGTGGCTTTTCTATTAGTCTCCAGCTAAGGCTGGCAATTATAAAAGTTGCCGCGGCTGAAACTATGGCTATCAGGAGAGGGCTCGCGATCCCTGTTAAGGTCGAGCTGACATACATCCCAATTATTAAATGGAATAAATATACCCCATAGCTGATAGTGCCGGTTTTTCTCATTGGATAGCTTGTTAGCCATCTAAATAAATAGCTCCACTTTGATGCTGTGGAAATCACGAAAAATGATAGTCCGGCAAAAGCAGTTGCCAGAAATATTGTGTCGTAAAAATATATGCCGTGTGTGTTATTTGATATGATGCAGGCCAGTATGGCGCAAGATATTAAGGCAGCAGTGTTTGAAATATAACTCACAATGCGTTCGCTGCATGTTCTTTCCAGATAGGCCAGTAAAGAGCCCGCTGCCAAGCAGTCAAGGTTTGACGCCAGAGAAAAAAGGGGCGCGACGGATTTGTGCAGTTCTTCCGAGTAATACCAGCGCGCAACCGGTGAGAAAATTATCATTGCCAGGCAAACAGCCCAAAGACGGCGGTGAAACAGCAGCAACATGAATGGCCAAACTAGATAGAATTGCTGCTCAACGGACAGTGACCAGAAATGTATGGGGAATAAAAAAGCATCTCTCGTGCTAAAGAGAAAGTTCGAGAGGAATAGGGAGTGCCAAATTATTTCGCCATCCTTAAAGCCGGGCCACACAAAGTAAACGAATAGTATGGTTAGGAAATAAGCTGGCCATATTCTTATAGCTCGATGCTTGAAAAATCTTGTTAAATCTATTCGGCCTTTTGTACTTAATTCTTTATGTAGCCCGCGGGTGATTACATATCCGCTTATTGTGAAGAATAAGTAAACGCCTGCAAGCCCCCAGTTAACTGGGTATGCGAATCCAGGTATCCAATGACTACACAAAACGGCAATAACTGCGATAGCTCGCAGTCCGTCGATCTCTGGCCGGTATGTGGAAATAGATGATTTAGTTTTTTCAATTGGTTCGGCAGTAGCCAGTCCATGCGCTTCGATAGTCATTATTGGAATCCATGTTAATCAAAAATTGTATCACGCCAGATACGCACTCGGAGAACCCCATGTCCATCACCGCGCAGCAATTGCTGCAGATCCTCCCGAACGCCGGCAAGCAAGCCGGCGTTTTTGTGCCCGGAGAAAAGTAATGACTGAAACCGATAAAGACTGCGACGTCCTTGCTCGCACGCTATGGGGTGAGGCCCGCGGTGAAAGTTTGGCCGGCCAGATCGCCGTGGCCTGGGCGATCCGCAACCGTGTGAACGACGGTAAGGCTAAATCATGGTGGGGCGAGGGCTACGCCGGTGTATGCCAGAAGCCGTACCAGTTCAGCTGCTGGAACAAGAACGATCCGAACTTCGCCTACCTGAGTGGTGCAAAGCCGATTCCGTTCCGCGAGTTTGCTCAGGCGCAGATCGCCGCTGACCAGGTGATTGCAGGCAGGGTGCCTGATCCTACTGGCGGCGCCACCCATTACTACGCGACCACCATGCCGAAGCCACCAGTCTGGGTGAAGGGCGCCACGCAAATGTTTAAGCTCGGGCGCCACGTTTTCTTCAAAAATGTTCCGTGATGAAGGATACGTCAATCGTCCATTGCACTGAATACTAGATCCCCTTTGTATTCGATCTTGCAACTGGAGCATTTTACTTTTGTGTCAACTTTCAATTGTGAATAAAATATCTCAATATCGGTTTGACACCTTCCGCACGGTACGTAAACTTTTGATCCGAATTTCACTAAATCATCCTCTAGTAGAATGTGGTGCTCATTTCGGCAATTGTCATTCTGGCAGATTATCGTTTTGTTATTTGTGACATAGTTTTTGGTGTACAGAATGGGTTTATAGCAAGACTCGCATTCAAAGTTTTCATATGGAATGCAATAGATTATGAGGTTTCCTGTGGTGAGGCGCTCCACCGTGATAAATATTTCATTTAGCTTCTCTTTATTTACACGATAGCCGACAGATTTCGTAGGTTGAGGTAAGTGTAAGTAGCTACCGAGGGTATTGTAATAACTTGATAGTAATGAGTTTTTTATGTTTGGTGAGTCAATGGTTAAGGATTCGCTGCCATCCTCGTTAGACACAGTGATGCGAAGGTCCATGTCCGCGTATTGATCGAACATAGATAACATCTTCATTGCCTTATTCGGCTCCCACTTATCTATAATAGATTTCGGAAGCTCCTCTACCCCGCGGAGAAGCCTTTCATAGACGTGGGCTTCTAATAAGTATCTCATTTCTAAGCTTGCATACCTTAAGGACTGCGTATCATCCCGCTCTAAAAAAGCTCGCGCATTATTTAAGTGGAAAATTTTATCGTAAGCTTTTACTTCCAAGATGCTCTCCTATTCTCTGTATTCTGCTGGTTTAATTAGTTCAGGTCCCTGGTTGCGCACATTGCCGATAGCGCGGTCAACTGTGAACCACTCGAACACCTCGGTCGGCTCGCGCTGCAGAAGCACCATTTGCTCGGCACGCTCCTTCGGCGTAGCTGGGTCCAGCCATTCGCGAGCGAGTTCCGGTGACAGTGCCACCGGACGGCGGTCATGAATGTCCACCATGCCGCCTGCGCTGTCTGCGGTGATGATAACGAAACCGTCATGCTCCCCCGGTTCACGCTCAGCGATGGGGTACTGACCGATCGCGGCGCACAGGATTGGCGTCCGGTCGCAGTGGCGGATCAGGTAGGGCTGTTTCTTCGGTCCGCCTTCATCGACCCATTCAAACCAGTTATCGATGGCGATGATTGCCCGGTGCGGCCAGATCGCGCGGAAGAATGGACCGTGAGCGACTTTCTCCACCCGGGCGTTGATCGGTGCCGCGCGGTCTTTGGCCCAGTGTGGTCGCCATCCCCAGCGGACCATGTCGGCCCGCAGAAACTCGCCTTCCTGGTGGAAGAGGGCGAGTTGTGTTGACGGTGCGGCGTTGTAGCGTTCGAATGGTTGATCCCCGGTGTAGTTCAGCAGGGTGTTGGGGATGCTTAGCGCTGCCACAAAGTCGTGAATGCCTCGGTACTGAGAAAGTCGTCCACACATGGCTGAACCCTCAAGCTGAATACTGAGCTTAGATGATCGTTTTTGAGCCAGGGGTAAGGCCATCCAGCATTCCGCGCAGCCGGTCAGCTTCCCGTTTGTAGCCTCTCGCCGCTATGTCGAGGTCGTACAGTTCCTTGCGGACTTTTGCGAGTTGCCCGGACCGCTCCCGAAGATTGCTCATTGCTTCGTCACGTTGCGCTGAGGCTTGGTCGTACATTTGCACCAGGCCGAAGATGCTCTCCCGAGCTGTACGCAGTTGTAGATTCAACTCCTGGACTTCGTTTTCCAGCATCTGTTTGTAGTGGGTGATGGTTTCCAGTTCGGTCGGGCATCCAAGCCAGTCGCTGGTGTCTTCGATGTCGAGGGGGTCCACGGTCGTGCCTTATAGATACTGTTTGGATGTACAGTAATCGAGACGTGACGATCAGACGAGGGAAGGCCGACGAACTGCATGTATCAGTCTGGTGTCATTAGAACCGCGAGCGTCAGCTTGATGAACTCTTCGTTCTTGTCGATGGTGTCCAGGGCGCCACGGACGTTGTCGGCGACGTCAGCCGAACCGCGGGCCTCGACCCAGTTTGAAAGCTCCAGGATGGCGGCCTCAAGGGCTAGCTGGTTTTCGTTGATCTTGTACAGCAGGGAAGGGAGCAGGTCTGAATGTGGCATCGCGATTCCTCAGTTTTAAGGACAGCGTAGCATCGCGTTACATGAAGGATGTTTAACGATCGGCAGGACGCCGCAGGATGGGAAAAACCGGAAAGTTTTGTAACGGTTACCAAATAGTTTTGTAACGCATGCCAAAAACAGGGGCGCGCGCTCAAACCCCAGAAACGACAAAGCCCTGAATAATCAGGGCTTTGTCGATACAAATATGGCGGAGGCGATGGGATTCGAACTCATGGACCTGTTACAGTCGACGGTTTTCAAGACCGTTGCCTTAAACCACTCGGCCACACCTCCGTTTGCGTTGCGGGCGCCATAATACCTGA